AATTTGAGTGTAGTTAGTTTCAAGTACACTTGGTGATAATGTTCCATAAGAAATATCAGCACCTTCAACAGCAGCATTTGCAGCAACGTCAGCTAGTGCATCTGTTTGCCATTGGTGTAAAGTGTTAGTTGCTTTAGTCTTAGCCACTCCAGACATAAAAGGTGTTTCTGTTGGACTAATTGAATAAATTATGTCCGCTAGATCTTCTCTTATACCTATAGTTTGGTATGTTTGGTATTTAGCCATGTTTTTTCTCCGTTAGGTTATTGTTATAGATAACGCATCAGTAAATCAGTAGCATCTTTAGTGCTTCCGCTTTTCTTCAACGCATTAATCTTCTTCAACCTAGACTGACTATTCAAATCTTCCTTAGTAGTTTTAACACCTGATTTAACAAATTTACTAGATGGTTGTACTTTTTTAGAAATCAAACCAGGTTTAACTGATTTAGATTTTGTAAAATTTATACCATCCATAATCACATCAAAATATCTTGAATCATAAATTCTAGCAACATCATCATTTGAGAAGCCTTTAGAATTTAAATAACTCATAATATTTGATTTAACTGAATTACCCTTAATAGGATCAGCAATTTCAGGATGTTTTAAATGAAGTTTTTTTTGTTCATTTTTTAATATTTCCTGGAACTGAGCTTCTTGATGTTCTCTCAGTCTTTGCTGTGCTTGTTGAATCGTTTGTTTTCGTTTATTAATCTTACGATCAACTTTAGCGGCCTCAGTTGGATCTTCATCCCAAAGAGCATCAAGCTCCTTAGAATTCATATCATTGTTAATCTCAGCATTTAAAGTAACTACCAATGAATTTAAATCATCCATCTTAGTTGAATACTGATTTTTCAAACGATCTTCTTCGGATTTTAGCTCTCTTTTTTCAATTGCTATCTCCTCAGTTTTTCGTCTGTAGTCAGCATCTTTTTGATAACCTGCTTTTAATTCGTCAAGGTCAACATCAATCCTTTCACCATTAACAATAACTTGGTGTAGATCGGTTGTTTGTTCTTCAATTGCATTTTCATCTTCTGATGCTTGTTCTTCATCTGCAACTTCTAAAGTTTCCTCTAGTTGAGTTTCAGGTTGTTGTTGTTCTTCTGTTTCAGTTTCCGCTTTCACTTCAACATCTTCTTTTGGTTCAACTGATGCTGCTGCTTCTTGAGATTTTTTGATAACTCCTTTAGAGTCCATTAAACCTTCAATAGATTTTGCTGCACCTTGTACTGAAGCATTGTTCAGTAATGGGTTTTCGTTAGACATTAAGTCCTCCTAAGTTAAGCTGTCTTGCGACTTGGCTTATTCTAACCTTTATGGTTAAAATTTTGTATTATTCTGTTGCTTCCTGAAATCTTCCAACTGTTTAGCTGCAAGTTTTCCAGTTTCAATAATTGTATATAGGTGTTGTTCCACTTTACCTACAACATTATAAGCAATCCAAAGTTTTTCTCTGGTATCACCCTCTTTAGCACCTGTTTTATCAAGAAGTGCTTCAGAATAAATTTTTTTAAGAGTTTCCATACTCTCTTGAAAAAGTTTACTCTCCAATATCAACTTGGCTTCGTTGGATCGGCTGATCTCCACCGCCCTGTCCGCCTGGTCTTTCGCTTCCATTCGTTCCTTTTAGTTGTTCGCCAAACATATTAGTAGATTTTGCCGCTTGTTCAAGTATTTTGTTATCTCCAGCAACCATCATTTTATCTAAATCTGCATCTGCTTTAATTTTAGCAGTATCTAATTGAGTATTATATTTTAAAGCCATTTCTTTTATCTTAACTTCAAAGTCTAATTGCATTTCTTGAGTTTTTTGAGCTAGTTCTTTAGATTGTAATTCAAGGTCAGCAATCTTTCTCTTATTCTCAGCATCAATTCTAGTAAATTCTATTTTCTCAATAGGTGTTAATGGTGGTGGTTGAGGAGGTGGCATCATTTGTTTGCCAACTTCAGGATCTACAAAGTAAGTTTCTACATTTTTAAGACCTGCGTTCTCAACTAGCTTAGTTAAAGTGTTATACATATTTTTAAGATTAACCATAGGCATCTCTTTTCCACCTTGTAATTGGAATGCTTGTAGTTGTCTTTCTAAAATACTATTTAACATAATAGTTTGTTGTTCTTTAGAACCAGTACCAAGTCCTACAACAATTGAAATATTAAATCTATCTCTCCACTCAGTAGGTCTAACTGGAATATATTGATTACTCATCATTATAATTTTTTCTTTATCTTGATACTTAACCATCAGTTCAAATATTTTTTTAAATAAACTCTTAACACCTGTTTCTGCAAAGACTCTAGCGATCAATTCTGATCTCATTTGAGTTTGTTGCATTAGTGCATTTACACCAGTTGCTGTTTTAGCATTTAAAGTATCTGGACTTAAACCTTGAGCTTCTTTTGATACACCAGTTCTAGCTTCTCTAACTGAATCTAAATAATTTAATAATGGAAAGGCTTGTTGTGAAATTGGTTGAGCTTGTAAAGGTTGCATGACTTGATTCGGTGGTTGTTTAGTTCTAACAATTCCACCAGGTCTAGTTGTTAATAGATCATCCATATTAACCATACCATCCATAACAGCTACTCTGTTGTTATTTGTTAAATACATATTGTCTAACAACTGACGCATTACCGTAGATTTCATTAACTGAACATCTTCTACTAATTCTGCAATTGATCTTCCATAAAATCTGTGTGGCATTGGAATAGGAGTGATCGTTACAAAGGGAACACCATCACAAGGCATATTAGATAAAATGTGAGAACCATCTGTTCCAGCTGAAACAATTTTTCTAAGCTCTGCTATACCATCTTCATCATAATCATATTTTACATAAGACTCATAAACTAAAACTTTTTCTGTTGAGGTATCGGTTGCACTACCAATTTTATAATTATCAACATCTGTTAATCTTACTGTTTCTTCATTGTTGTAAATATCTAAATCTGATTTTGGTAGTTCGTCAATTTCGTCTTGAGGATAACCCATTGCAACTAAATCTGATCTTGTCATTAAAACTTTGTGAGCAACAAAATCGGCATCTTCAATTGTCTTAGCACTTCTATCAATTAAAAATTCTTCTGGTGGAATACTTTCTATTTTAACTCTACCTGTTTTTTTAATTCTTTTAATTTTGCAATTATATAAATTAAAATTAGGAACTTGAACTTGAGATATATCTATACCTTGTGCTTCGTACTGAGCTAAGGTTGCTTCAAATTCTTCTTTGGCAGACTCATCTTCAAATACTTCTTCTTCAACAATTTCTATTTCATCTTTACCATCTTCTAAAGCCTCTTTCTCAACGATTGATAAATTTTCATAAGTTTCGTAATCAACTTTTTCAGAGTCATCCCAATAAATTTTTAAGAAACCATTTTTCTCAATCAACGCATCTTTGAAAAAATTATATAAAAGTGTGAAGCCATCATTCTCTTTATAAAAAACATGATTTAAATAAGCTGTCGCTTGGTCAGCCATAGGAACATCTTCGGCTGTCATAGGTTCACAATGAACTACTTTATCTGAAGCTGTGAATACTCTTAATAAATTTGGTAATAAACTTTCAATCGTATCTGCAACATCTGTTGATACTACCTGACTACGACCATCTATTTCTGTTCCAAGTTTATCACCTAAATAATATTCTAAAGATTTAGTTCTGGAATCTGATAACTCTCCTCCTAAATAACCTAAAGCATTTTGGATTTGATTTGATAATAAACTTTGTAATTCTATATTGGATAATTCTTTATTTTTTTTTGCCATATTAAACTATATAATTTGTATCTACTCTTATTGGCTTACTCCAATCCGATCTTTCTAGTGGTTCTGTAACAGCACCATATCTAACCGAATCGCAAAAGTGTGATGCCCAATTGTGTAGGGGTTTATTCCTAAAACAATTATTTTTTTCATCCCACCGTTTACAATATGATTTTAATGCTTCTACTAGCTTATTGCAATTGTTTTTATGAAAAAAACACTTTGGTAACATTCGTCTTACTTGCTCAATTCCATCTTCTACACTAAGTTTGGGTGCTATGTCAAATTCTAAACCTAGTTCTTTAGCGGTTTCCCATCTGGATTTATTCGTTCCAATCTCTCTAACTCTAATATCATGGGGAGCTATGTGCTTTGAATACTTATAAGGTTTGCTATCTACAATATTAATATAATGCTCTAAACCCTCACCTGAGTTTTCGTAGCAATCAATAATTCTAATTTCGCCACTTGGTCTGCGTTGAGCAAAGGTAATAACCGTACTATCATTCATTCCTAAATCCCACCAGGTTTCTACTTCTAAATCTTCTTCTATATCAAAGTTTGTAACCTTGCCTGACTTCTCTAATTCTTCAATTGTAGATCCAAAATAAGAACCTGATATTCCAGCTTGAAATGAGCATTCAAATTCTTGTTCATAACTTTCAGGCGACATGGTTTGTTTGGCAGCATCTAATTCGTCTTGAGCTATGATCTTTGTTTCACTAGCTTTAAAAACAGATGTGAACCAATCTTTATTTTTCTTAGCTTTCTCATGCAGTTCGTAAAACCAATTTCTACCCATTGGTGTGCCAATAAATATAGCAAATCCTTTCCTGTCCGATAGGCATGGTCTTAAAATGGTATCAAAGAGGTCTGGCGAAAGGTTTTGAGTTTCATCACAAACTATACCGTCAAAGTATTGACCTCTAATAGCTGCACTATTCTCACCGCCTAAGATTTGTATTCTTGAATTGTTTATTCCAAAGTCTACCCTTAATTCAGACTCATTAAATTTTACACCTGGAATTGTGGCAGAAAATTGTTTCATATAATCCCATGCTGTACTCTTTCCCTGCAATCTGTAAGGAGAGATGAAAGCATATCTAGGATAGGGTTTACTGCTTGTCAGAGCCGCTCTAATGAGGTGGTTGATGGCAAATACAGTCTTACCCCCTCTCCTGTGAACTATGACGACATTGA